CGGGCCCTCTCAACACTATTTCTAGTGATCCGGTCTGGTTTTATTTTGATCGGCAGTAGGTCGGTTCGGTTGCAGCACATGCCTTAGGTCCTATTTCAACCTGAGACAATGCTGCACGCCGGGGCAATCCTTCCTACTAGCAAAACCAGCAAAACTCTCCTGCGCGGAGGCCATTCATTCCGGGTGACAGAATGGGTGGGTGCGCGACTCCCACTCCTTGTTTCCGAATTCCATGGCCCGTGAAGATCGACTTTGGGTCTTCCGCAGATAGACCTCACCAACGGCCGCCAGTGAGCGGAGCTCTTGCTTAACCGTCGGCTTCTTCACCCCACGGACGAATTCGCATCGGAATACCCCTAGCTAACATGGGAACCACTCGCTTAAGGTGGTTGGGTGATCAATCCCTGCTACCCCAGAACATATATCTTCAATCAGATCTCCTTCGTCAATTTCCTCACAAAGTAGTTCAACGTGAATGCTGCGAGCCCTGGAACAGAGCGTAACGGATTGACCGTAGATAGGGCTTGCTCGATGTTCTGGTAAAGCAACCAATTAGCTCCATCCCAAGCCGTGTATAACACAGACCCGGTCGGGAAGCTAAAGATGCTACCCGCAGCATTGACGGTGTTGTTGAGTGGTTCGTTCAACACAATTTCGGCCACCTTGGTGCCAGCGCTAGTCCAATTGGGCGGAGCAACGATATTCGCATTGGCTGCAATAATCGGCACCGACGCACTGGACAATTGGTACTGTTCGCCAGGCCACCCAGTCTCCAGCTCGGGATACATGAACACCACGTCGTACTCAATGGACACGAACCCAAAAACCTGAGGTCCGTCGGTTGTGGACACGCAAACGATTTTGCCTTGCGACATGTCGTTGCGGTTTCCAGCCGCAGAATCCGTCAGCAAATAAGCTTTTGGGTCTTGTGGTGGACGACGATAATGCACTTGGTGTGGGGCCCAAGCTGGTCCCATGGTTGCATACTGGTGGTTGAGAGCGGTGACAACTGAAGTAGCCACTGCTTCATCGATTTCGAGTTCCACGTAAGTAGCCAAGCCATTAGGGGCGGTCGTGGGCACTGTGGGGTGGTAACGAATGGTAAACGAATCGTACCGGTACTTCTCATAAGTAGCTGCGATGCGAGCAAGTCGGGAGTTGACCCAACATGCAGGATTGAGATCGAAGACAGCGGCAATCGGGGTATTACTATCCGTGACTGCTTGTCCCAGCAACTCATGTCCACGGAAACGCACAACACCGTCTGCGATGGTTTGCATGGTGAACTTTGAGGGGGTAAGGAGAGCGCCCGACGACGCGGGTGCTGAAATTGATCGACTCGCTGGAGCGAGAGCTGATTTGGACCGGGGCCCATTTTGTTTGTTCTTCTTGTTGTTGGTCATTGTATTGGATTCCCCATGACCGGCGCGGGGGACTGTACATCAAGTGGGAACCTCTTCCTAGGAAGCGCCGTGCAGTCTCTTGGCATTCTGGTTAGCACGGTTTGGGCGATTTTGGGCAATTACCCCACCTGACCCAATTCTACGAATACTCAGGATGTGGGGCTCCGAGGAACCACGCTGGATGCATCTCCCCACCTGCACGATGGGTCGTCACATCAAACTCCCAATCCCGAATCTTGCTCTCAATGGACAATTGCTCCTGCACCCCAATACCGAAAGCGAGAGCGAAACTCTTTCGGCTGTCTTCTGACACCTGTACGTCGTGGTAGTCGTCGATCTTGGTGATAAGGTGTTGCATTCGATAGGAGAGAGCCTCCACCTTGAGGTACTTCCTTTTCAGCTGCCTCTTGCTCATGTTGGATTCGCACTTCGCGATGAACTTCCTGCAGTACTCCTGCAGGATTGGAACACCCTTCGCTAAAAACCCTTCACATGTAGCCGTCGTAAGCAACCTCTTAAGGTAAGTCGCTGGTGAGTCTTTATGGTGGGTCATTCCGAGTTTGGTTAAGACCTTACTGGGATTACGAATCATTGTCCATCTGCCGTCAATGCAAACGGGATGAGCTTGACAGAAGTCAATCTCCTCCAAACGACTAGGTTTTGATTCGATACCAATGACCATACCAAACCTACGAACGAAGCCTTCGATCTCCTCTTGACTAATCTCGGGCCCGTAGTAGGTGACCACACTATCATCCCCATCAACCAACACCCGATACCGGTGTCCACGGTGATTCATGAACCTGCAAAGGACTGTTGCCGAAATGATGCAATTGCCTCCAGCAGTGTTTGCATCTCCCGACATCCGCCCTCCTTTGACGCGATACTTGATCTGATCAGCTCCTCTGCCGTGTGACCCATGATTGATGAGCTGCCACCGAAGTAGAGTCTTCAACTCGTCATCCCCGACAGCAGTATTCCACGCCACGGCTTCCACATGCTCGAGCATAGCAGGTTGCACATGAGCATCAAACCTCGAAAAATCGAAGCAAATGATCCGACACCCAGGCAACTCCATCACCATGTCTCGCAACGCTTCCGCCTTCTGGAACTGATTCATATTCTTGGCAAATAAGCGCCCTTCACCATAACCCGGCACATCCGACAACTCGTACATTTTGTGCTCAGCAGGTCGTATTTTGGAAGCGAGCTTGAGGGTATACTCGAACGACCTGTACTGAATGGCTCGACAATCTGGGTAAGGCTTGTTCGGATCGACCTTATACGCTTCGGCCTTGACAAACATCTTTACCTTGGCTTGGTCTTTGAAAACCTGGCCATTCTGACGGAGCAAATTTTTGTGTGCGCGCTCGTAGCGGGCGCGCTTGAGCCCTGTGTATTTTGCGTAAATGTCCTCCAATGGACAGGGGGTTGCCGCCATGTGTATACCCAACACACGGGCCATTGGAGTAAGTTCCTCTCTGAGTGCCTCCAGGTCCACTTTCGGAACATGTTTACCGACTCGCCCGTTGAGTGCATTGAGGACATTGTGGAGGCAGAGGGTCGGGTAAAACCAACTGCTCTCATGGTCAATCAACAGCACTGGTGGTCTGGGCGGAACCAAGTAATGGGACCTATCGGAGGGGCAGCGAACGAGGGCGGGTTGCTTGAGAATGGTGAGTTGAGAGCCGGAGCAAAGATCATCACAATCATGCTTCTTCGGGAGGATCCCATCATAACACACGCAACCTCTCCTCGCTACGCTTGCCTAGCATCTTGGCGGACGCGCCGTGTTACCAAATAGTTTATAAGACCACTTGGTTTGCCACAGCGCGAACCTACGCCTCAAGCTGAGGCCAATACTATTGTCGACATTTTGATAGTGCTCGCTCCACATGTCGAGCAACTCCTCAACGTCACCGAGCTGGCGTTCCTGACGGAATGCCTTGAGGACAGGATTGTCAAGGCGGCACATCGCACGAACCAAAGTCGAAATTTGACCCATTTCTTCACGAGGCTGGACCTTCTTGGTTTGACCGTTTGCCAACTTAATGGTACAACCGGTGCGTTGATGAATGTTCATCAACTGTTTGTAGAGGTCTCCAACACTCTTTTCCGTGAAAATGAAAGTGGGGTCGTTTACAACAGCATGCAACTCTTCCTCCAAGGAGCAGTAGGTCACTTCTGACCGCCCAACCGGTCTTCCATGTCCCCTGGTACCCCTCTTGCCACGACGTTTGCCGTAAATGGCTGGATTGGAGTCACGAACGCTTGAGAGCGTGTTGTCGGGGCTGACGCTTAAAGGCCCCTCATCGGAGTCAGACGAACCCTCCGGATGCTCACTAGCTGGTGCAGCAGCCAATGAGGCGGAAGCATCAGGAACCACTTGGCCTCCCTGAACCTCCGTCTCTCCCACGGCCTCCTGTTCCGGTGCTCCGACTGCATCTGCAGTTACAGCCGGCTCCTGGACCACTCGCCGATTGACCCGAAGGCCGCCGAACGGGTACTGGGATAAGTCATCCCGTCCGGGCAAGATCGCATAAAAAC